GGAACCTCTATGTCGTCCAAGATCATCAAATCTGCGCGACTTCCTGTTAGCTGTCCAGTTATTCCCACGCTTTTTACGCTTGGGGCTTGGTGTGGAGAACAAGCTACGTCGAAGCTGATGCGACTCCAACGTGAATCGTCTGCTTTCGGTCTGAGATGATTGAGCCATGGTGTTTCAATAATTAGTTTTTGTAGGAAGATTGACATGTTATCCGCACGTTCCTTTGATGCGGAAATAATCATTATCTTTTTCTCAGGATCTTTAAAGAGTGTCCATAACACAAAAGCACCAGTAATCCAAGATTTACCAACACCTCTAAAGGCTTGGATCTGTAATCTCTTTGGTCCATGTTGAAGATAATCTGCTATTGAATATTGTGCCCTAGTAGGGGATGGAAGACCTAACTGCTCCCATAAGGCTTGTAGGAATAGTTTAAAGTCTTGTTGTAGGGCAGATACAACGTTATGCATTTAATTTCTTTAGTATCCTTTGAGCTTCTTTATCATACTCGTCAGCTCTAAAAGCTACTTTGTCTGGTCCTCCTTGAGATTGAATCTGACCACCTCCAGAAAGGCTTGGTGATGCAGACATCTTTGATATCATTCCAAAGGTATCAGCAGCAGAACTTAAGGTATCAGCGTTCATCTTGCCTAATGTTTTCTTTGCTTTGGAGGCTATTTTTCTAATTTTAGATGGCTTCTTCTTCTTCTTCGTATTCGTATCTCCTCCATTTGATGTAGTTATAGGATAATCCGTATAAAAGTGTTTCTTTACAGTGTCGTCGCTCATAAGTTAATCTCCGGTGTATGTTTGTTGTGTCCAACCTTTTCCATCTAAATTATATGCTTTCATTATTCGTGAAACTTGAGATGGAGTTAGATTTGAATAAGTTTTCTTTATTAAAGACATTTGTTTCAATGAATTTCCATAATCTTTTTTGATTTGGTTCCAGCTTGCCCCATTCACACGATCTATTATAGCATCTTTCTCAACATCAGTTAATCCTTTAAATAGACTAGAATCTATATCTCTTTGTATGTTAGCAGGAGCTAAACGTTTTTCAATTCCATGTACATCTTCAATTGGCATTATACCAGAATCTGCAATAGAATCATCTACATACCGTTTCCAATCTGTAGCTTTACCATATCCGGGGATCTGTGTATTACTAATTGCCTTTCCTGTATCAAGTCTTTTTAATACTATGTTCTGACTAATAGGATCATAATCTACATATAAATCTTTATGTTTTGCATGGACATGTTTCTCAACATTATCTTTTAATGTTTTAAAATTCTGATCTCCTAAAATTTTTCTATTTCTTAAATCACCAGCTTTATAACCAGCATTTTTTCCTCTAGTAGATTGCCAGAAAGGGCTTTTAACTGAAATGAAGTGTTCTATATAAGCATCTCCGGGGTTTTGTATTAATAAATCCCATTGATCTGGAGAAAGATTTTTAGATTTAAGATTCATATCTCTTCTTATTAATTCTTGGATTTTCACTTTTTCTGCTTCACTTGCATTACTAGTTAAATTCTTTTCAATTCTACTTCTTTGTACTGCCTTCTGAGCTTCAAGATTTCTAATAGTATAACGACCTTTACCTTTATTAGCCTTTCTACTCCAACCTATGACATGTTCTTGACCATCTATTATAATTGTAGGTTTGCGTCCAAAGTGTTTAGTAAATCCAGTCATAGGATGTTGACTACTAGCATGATCAATTCTCCAATCATCCATAGCATCTATAATATTTTGAACATCTTTAATTTTACCTTGTTGACCAAGAAATTTATCTATCATACCACCAGCTCTTCCTGTAAATTCAGTAGCTTTAAATCTATTAGGATTAGGAGTAATATCAATACCATCTATGGCATTTTCTAAACTCATCTGCAGATCAGCCGCCTCTAAAATTTCTTCTGGCACACTTCTTTTCATTCCTCTGTTTTTTAGCTGATCTGCAGCACTAACTCCAGATTGACTATACCAATCCCAATTTGCTCTACCATATTCTGGAGGGTAAGGTCTTTTCTCCATACCTTTGGTATAGGTTTTCTGTGGACCAGTTAGATCATCAGGTTTCCATATATCAGTTCTATCAACATAAGGATCACCGGGTCTGTTATAAAACCCTTTAGCTTTTCTATTTGCTATTTTATCAGTTTGATGTTTAGCTAAAACACCAACTGAATCACCAACAACTTTAGTACCTCCACCAAATGTTCCACCAATTAAAGCACCACCTGCTACTTCTTCAGGTGTTAATAATCTTTGTTCATCAACACCAACTCTTATAGCTTCATGTGCTACACCTAAACCTGCACCTTTTGCAGTAGCTCTAGCTATACCAGTAACACCTTTACCACCTAGTCCGGGGACAATACCTATAGCAGAAGATGCTCCTACTTCACCCCAACTAAAGTTATCATCTTGTCTCCATAGTTGAGCTAAAGTATTAATTGCACCACCAGCTACAAAGTTAACACCAGCATAAACAGGAGGTGCTGGCATTAACCATCCTGTAGCAAAATCTACGGCTGTATTAGCACCAACTTCAAAGGCTATTGATTGGTATAATCTATTTTGTAGGTCTTGTTCTTCTTTGGTTTTTTCTTCAGCCATGTGTTACTCCTCTGCGTAACTTGGTCCACCAGCTATACTCAGTGCTCTTCTGTATCTATTCCTTTGTCCTTTAGTCATAACTCCTAGATTGTCTCCCGGTGCTACACCATTCCAGTCTCTATTTAATTCATTAATAGATAAAGAAGTTATATTCCCATCTTTCAGTACATTATGACCTCGACCAAAAAATGGTTGACTACCAAATTCTACATTTTGAGAACTGCCTTGATAAACTCCTGAGCTTCCACTATTAAATAAGCTAGAAGAATTTACATAAGTAGAACCATTACTTACGGTAGATCCTTGGTTAGAATTAGCATTCACGTTCTTCGCCTTACTAAAGTGATCAGTTTTGACTTTATATCCGGGCCAATTATACTCAGGTTCAGTAGTTATTGTTTTACTACCTCCGACGGGGAGAATACCTAATAATCTTCTCCTCTTTACCGTTTTTGTAGAACCTTTTGCAGCATAATATTCATCAATAAATCTATCAGAAGAAAAAGGATTACTTATACCTTTATCAGAAAGCATCTTACTTCTACCTCCTATCTGCAATGGATTAGGAACAGCTTCATTCAACCAGTTATCTTTTTTTCCCCAACCAAGATCCCACCTTCCAAACATTGCTTCTAACTCTTTGTCATCAGAATGGATTAATGCCCATGGTAGATCTTTAAAATCTGCTTTAGTTAGTCTGGGTTTAGATAATAAATTCAGTATAACTTTTTGTTCTTTTTTTAGCTGTTCTATAGCTGCTCTTGGTGACATCAATCCTGCAACATGACCAGTCTGATATCTACTTCCATCTTTAGTTAGATTGAAGTTCTGTTGACCAAATGTCCAATCTTTAATATTGCCAAGTCCAAGAGCACGAACTTTACCTAAGCCTCCACCATGGCTTATCTTACCTATGTCTCTACCATGAACTGCTTCTAAATAACTATTACCGCCTTTATAATTCGCCCATGTTGCAAGCATTTTATCTGTTTCTCTTTGTTGCTTTGCTCTAGCTGCTGCAAGTTTATCACCTTTAAGTATTATCTTACCTTTTTTATTTCTAATACCAAAAGCTTCGTCACTTGTTGATTCATTTAATTTTATTAAATAATTTAGAGCTTTGTTATTTTGCTCAAGTTGTTTTTCTAATGCGTTTAATGCCATAATTAAGTAAAGGGGTTATTTGCGTTTTGCACCACCACGGGCACGATTTTTCTTGGGTATTTCAAGCTTAAGACGATTACCTTTATGGCTCACATCTTTACCACCTTTACCCATAATACCTAACTCTCTACGCTTACGTGAGAGAGTTTTACGGTAGGCTCTTTTAGCAGCCGTACTGTTAATTTTCTTCTGTTTCTTTTTCTGCTTATTGTAGGACTTCCGGCCTTTAGCAGATTGGTAATACTTAGAAGTCTTACCCGGATTCTTAGCGCGCTTTGGAGCCATACAATCTCCTTTGTACTAGTTCTGGGTCAACTGTTGGGAGGATTTTATTTAATTTATCAAGAGGACTACCTGCATAAGCTACGCCTGTGATATCATTGGTCTTTAACCAATCACATGCAGCTTTCAAGTCTTGTGTACTAGCCTCACCACTTTTAACTCTCCGTAGAAAGTCTTCAGTGACGAGGTTATGTAACTCATTAAACTTGTCTTCAGTAGCCTTCTTAGGAAGTACTTTGACTTGTTCCATTAGTTATTTAAAAATTTTTCTACATCTTCATTTACTTTACGTCTTCTTTGCACTTCTTTAGCCAAAGGAGCTTTATTCTTTGGATTGGTCATGTGCTTTTTAAACATATCAAATAAAAAAGCCTGATCTCCTAGACCTCCTCTATCAGTATTAGTAGTAGTCTTACTAGTACCATCTTTATTATAAGTTGTAGCCATTAAGATTGGAATAGTTTAGTTTTTACAATTGCCAGTGCCTGATCATCTAACTTATTATCTGTTCTTTTGACATAAGCTTCTAGTAGATCAACAACTAGTTTTTTAACTGAATCCGACTTCAAGAAGGCGAATAGGATGGGCTTGATTAATAGGATCATTATTCTTTAGTGGTAGTTTTTTTAGTTTCTGTTTTAGCGTATTTAGCTTCGAGTTCTTTACGACGATTTTCTCTTTGATAGCTAGGAGTTTCCTTTAGAATTGCTTCGTCAGCATCTGATAATTTAGTCATTTGGGCATTTAGATTTAGGTTTTTGCCAAGGTTTATACCAAGGCTTAGGTGGTTCTTTACATTTAAGAACCTTTTGCTCTGCTTTTTTCCAAGATGCTATAGGTATTACATCACTACATAAGTGGTATACCCGTGATCCGGGAACTAGCATGAATCCTTTCTGTTGAAGTTTAGCACAGTTATCAATTCTAACTAACTCATAATTCAACTTCATCTTATCATGCTGTTGTTTAGCTATAGCTCTACAACGATTTAAACCTTCTCTATCTAATGGAACCATGAAGTTTACTTGAAATCCCCAGTTTTCTGCTACTGTGTAGCTCTGTTGTTCCATAGTATCATCGAATGGAGTGGTATGATTCCCCATATAGAATGGAGAGAAGGTCATCGTTGATCCGTTACAACTTATGTTGGGTCCGTATACCTGACGCGAAGGGGCTC